GTTGTTTCAGGGAAGCTGCATATCTGGGACACGAACCCCTCAGCCCAGTCCTTAACGTAACCCTTGCGCTTGTCGCTCTCTGGCACCCAGACGCGGCCTCGGGCAATGATGTTGGACACAATGTTCAGGCGCTGGAGCTTGTCCGCCCTGCCGGGGTTGTAGGCGCGGACGGGCAGGTGGGCACGTTGCAGGTCTTGGATCAACGAGATGCCCGCCGACTTGTCCTCGATCAACAGCAGGTCAACGCGCTTGCGGTCCTTGCCCTCACCGAAGACGGTCTCGTACTCCTCGATCACCTTGGGCCTCAAGTCAGGGTACATCATGCGCTCCTGCCAGCAGTCGATGATCATGGCCGACATGGGGCCGTCCTGCGGCTTAAACACCCCGAAAGTAATGCAAGCGGTCGGGTCGTTCTGCGCCTTCTCTGATGTGGCCACATCGTAAGACTGCAAAATGTACTCGAACTTGGGGAAAGCACGTCCTGCGGGCCAGAGCTTGAACATGTCGCGCTTGACGATGCCGCCCTCCTCGGGGTCGATGATCTCGGCGTAGATTTCCTGCCGCCCGAGCTTCGTGCCCTCATAAGCAAGGATCTGCTTTCTGAAGTTGTCGGACAGGTTGCCAAGGTTGGCGTAGGTCGAGGCGGTGGTCACCACCACGTCGTCACCCTCGCGGCCCATCAGCTCGATGATCAGGTCCTTGGGGCGGGGCGTCGTCGTGCAAATCATGCGGGTGCGCTTGCCCAGTCGCATTCCGAACTGGATCTGCGCCCATGCCTCGTCGATATAGTCCCACGCGGCCAGCTCGTCGCACCATCCCCCATGGAACTGAGGACCCCGGAAGCGCTCAGGCTCGCTGGCCGGGATGCCCTTGATCAGCGACCCGTTGGTCAACCTCAACTCGTGCGCGGTCTTGTTGTAGTCGGCCACCAGAGACTTGGGGATGACGGTGATCAGGCCTGAGTCACCCTCAAAGCATGTGGCTCGGACGTCAGCGCTCGTGGGGGCGGCCACCAGCCAGCGCGTGCCGGGGTTCTCATATGCCCACCACGCGATCTGCTCGGCTGCCGTGCGGGTCTTGCCTGCTCCACGGCCAGCCAGCATGAGCCAGATGGACCACCACTCGCCCGGGGGCAGCGTCTGGTGCTTGTGCTGGGTCTTGAACCATGACATGCGCCATGCCCATGCAAGCCGATACTCGGGGCTGGCCAACGCAAGGTACTTCTGCGTCTCCGGGGCAGCCACGATCTCGGCTATGTCACTCATTGGCGTCGACCTGCTTGTTCAGCTCCACGTTCATGAGCAGGGCCGCAAGGTAGGTGTCGGCCTCGGACTGGACCTCGACCTTCACCGGGTTGCCGGGGTCGCCGCCCACCGCCACTTTGTTGCCGTACTTCTTGGGGTTCCAGCAGGCCAGCAGCTTCAGGCGGTGCTCGGCGCGGTTCTTGTTCCACGCGATCGATCCAGAGTCGTAGCGCTTGTTCCCCCCCTCGTCAAACACAGCCAGCGGCTCACCGTCCATGATGGCCAGTGACTCCTCGGCCAATGCGTCGTAGCCAGCCTCGCGTGCGTGCGCGACCCGTAGGGAAAGACTGTCGTCGCGTGCCAACCACTCGTAGACCTGAGTCCAGTGCGGCATGTGCTCGTCCCTGCATATCTGCCTCATGGTCTCGCCCTTACCTAGACGTTCGCAAATCTCTGCTGCAAGCTCTGGTGTGTGCTTGCTTGGTCTGCCTGTCTTCTTTGGGGCTGTGGAGGTCTTTGCGGGCTGCGGGGCTACCTTACCCTTAGCTTTAGGCTTTGGGGCTGCTGTAGCTCGTTTTGATGGCTTTGCGGCGGTTTCTGGCATGACCTTAGTCCTCGTCCGTTGATCTTGCCGTTATCGTAACCGATTCGCTTAATTTGCGGGTGATTCGCTGTCGTCGATCAGCTCGAGCTGCTCAGGTGCGCGGTACTGCTCGATCTTGGTCCCTGCCTTGATCTGTTCGACCAAGTCGTCCTGCGATGCGACGCGCACGGTGTACTCGCTGCTTGCAACGTGGCTCAGGGCCTGTTGGCGTAGGTTAGCTTTGACTAGGCGTGCGCCGTGGTCGTTGCGGACGATGTAAATGCGTTCTGCCATGGTGGCTCTCCGATTTGTTTTGGTGGTCCCAGCCGCTTGTGCTGGTCGAAACCGATTCGGTTTCTCTTCGCTTTCGGATCGCTTGCAGTTCGCTAAATGTTGCTGGTGTGTGCATCGCAGGGTGTATCTGCACACGGCGACCCTTTCAGCTTTCGCTTACTCGCCCCCAACCCATAACCAACACGGCTACAAGCTGAACGGCAATATCGTTTGCTCGTCCATAGCCACGATCCGTTACGTCGGGCATCCAGCTTGTATGCGTGTTGGTCCCAGCTTTCGCCGGGAACCGATTCGGTTTTGATTCGCTTATTGCATGATGTCTGGCAGCATGCACATGACGATCAAAAACACAGTAAACATTGTACCAATAATCCAGCGACTGAGCAACGACTCTTCAGGTTGCTGGCTGGGTAATTGGCTCATCATTTCGTCGATCTCTTGGCGGTTCATGTCAGCTCCAATACGGTGGCACGCTCTGCGCCTTTGTGTTCTTTGTGCGAGAACTCGTCGATCTGCTCATGCTCGCCGTAGTACCACTCCTCGTTGACGTTCAGGGCCACCGTGATGATGGTAACGTGGCCAACCTCGGTGACACCGCCCTCGTACCCGGGGCGCACCACCATAAGCTCAGGGTCCAACGCCTTGAGCTGCTCGATCAGGTCTTTGACTTTCATGCCGCCACCTTTGCCAGCTTCTGCTGGCGCTCGCGCAGGGCGTCGATCTCGGCCCACAGCTTGACGGCGTAGTCCTCAGCGATGTCCTGCCCTTGCGCCTCCAACGTGTCGTGGCAGTCAATCAGGGCACGGCGGCAGGTGTAGAAGTCGTACCCTGCCACCTTGCGGGTGAACACTGCGTGGTGGTTGCTGTAGTTCATTGTGCTGCCGTCTCGATCTCGCCGATGGCGCTGTCGATGCTGTCAATCGCGCTGTCTAGCTCGCTTACGGCGTTGTCCAGTGCGCTTGCGGCCTCTTCCATAGCCTGACCTTTGTCGCCGTTCTGAAGGCCCTCTGGCATGTTGTCGAACTTCTCGCGCTCCTCTTCGGCCAAGGACTGAATCTCGTCCTTGATCGCTTCGTACTCAGAGCGGATGTCGTCGAGCTGGCCCCTAAGCAACTCGAGGGCATCTGTAAAACTAGCAAGAGTCTTGCGGGTTGCGTTGTTCATTTTGCTGCCTCACCGTCTTCTGCTGCTTCCTCGGCGGCCACTTGGGCCTCGTACTCTGCTTGAGCCTTGGCCACCAAGCGCTGGATGTCCAAAGTGACCAATCGGTTGAATTCTTGCTGTGTCATGTCGCTGTCCTTTTCTGTGTTGCCTGCGGGATGCAGTGGTGTAATTCTATATTAAATTTCAAGGCTGTGCCAGTTCACTGAAAATATTCTGCAATCTCTTGCTCAATGGCCGCTTCAATCTTGCTGGTCAACTTCTTGGCCAACCATGGTGCAGGGCGGCCACGGCGGTCACAGACCTCCCACTCGCTCTCGGTGTAGCCGTAGTAGTCCCAATCGCTGTCTGCGCGGCTGTCGCCTGCGACGCTCTCGAAGTGGGTGACGCCGACGATGCATGGGATGCCTGCTACGCGGGTCTCAATTTCTGCGATGTAGTTTGTCATTTCGCTGTTCCTTTTCGCTGTTACCGATCTTGCTGACCGTGTTGTTAGTATAACACCAGATTAAACTAAAATACGGCCAATGCAAAATATTTTCTAAGTAGTTTCCCTTATGCCGCCTTGCCTGCTTCGAGGATCTTGTTGGCTGCGCTGAAGATGCGCTGGGCCGACTTATCGGTGATGTCTGCGCCTTGCAGCCAGTTCTGGATGTAGCCGCGTGACTCGTGCAAGCCGGGCAGGTCCAGCACCGAGCACAGGATGTAGGCCACGCCCTCTGCCTCGACTTCGCGGATGTCGCGGGGTGTCACCTCGCTGTCGGCCATCACCTCGTCGGTGGTGTGGCCAAGGACGACGTGGGCCAGCTCATGGAAGCGTGTCTTGTGGGGCAGCACGGCCACTGGGTTGATGGCGATGGTGCGACCGCTGGCGTAGCCTTGGCAGTTACCGTTGGGGTAGTCAAAGGCCACCTCGCTGATGTCCAACTTAACCAACGCGGCTGCCTTGTCCCATGCTGGGGTGACCACCTCGTTGACATACTCGTCGCCCTCAGTCTGACCGAGCACGAACCAGTTATTGCGAAGGCTGAACATGCTGAACGACTCGCCAGTCTTTTCGCCTGCTGCGTCTTTTTTGTTGATGGTGAGGGGCATCACCAGTGCGATGGCCTTCTGGCCCTTGCTGACTTGGCGGCCCAGCTCGGACCACTTCTTGTAGGTGGCGATGGGGCCGATGGGGATCTCGCGCTCCATGCACTGTGACCAAGCCAGCAGTTGGTTGCCGATGCTGTAGCCGTGAAAGGTGCTGTAGCACTTGCTGATGATGCCGGGCTGGTTGACGGCGTCTTGAAGCAGTTGGCTGAAGTTTGCTTTTTCCATGATGATCTCGCTTTCAATTCTGTGTTACCTGCGAAAGTGCAGTGGAGTTAGTATAACCTGGAATTAAACAATACAACAACCAACCCAAATTATTTTCTAGGTATTTTCCCTAACCTCTTTAGCCTCCATGCGGAGGTGCGCCAGCAGCACGCCAAGGTCTTGGCCAACCTCCGCCTGCCACAGCTCGATCTCTCGCAGGATGTAGTCGCACCCGGCGTCAAAGCCTTTGATGTAGTCCGACATCACGGTCTCTGGCGCGTTCATGCTGCAACCCCTTGGCGGGCCTCTTGACGGCCTCGTTCGACCAAGTAGCGGGCCTCGGTCCTATCCTCGATCGTTTCGGCCTCCAAGAGCGTTCTGATGGCCTGCGCGGCTGCTTGGCCAGCAGCAGGGGACTGCGCACGCTCGTACTTGAACCCGAGCGAGATGTATTGGACTTCTGCGTGCTTCATGCTGTGTACTCCAGTGCCTGCAAATTGCTGATGCGATTGTTGATCTCGGTGACCGTTTTTTGGTACTCGGCCATGACCTTTTGCTTTTGCTGTTCCAACGCGGCAATTTGCTGTGCGCGTGGATCAAATTTGTCAGGCACTTCGATCTCGATTTCTTGAGGACCAACGTAAACGCGATGGTCGCAGTCTTCAAGCTTGAACGAGAAGACTTGAAACTCGCCCTTCTCATCGAAGGAATATTTTTGGTAGTGAACGTGGACTGTGGTTTTAACTTGCATGATTCGCTTTCGTTTCGGTTATGCGGTGATGACGCCTTGGTTGATAAGCTGCTGGGCCGTGCGACCGAACCAGCCTTGAAGTTGCCACGCGAGGCCAGTGTCCACAAGGGTCTGCCATGCCTCGATGACTTGCTCTTCGCTGTCGGCCTCAATAAAGCCCTCTGCGATGCCTGTTGCTGTGTAGTTATCCATTTCGCTTTCCTTTCGCTTTTGATGGGGGCCGAAGCCCCGTGGGTTGATTAGATGTAACTGTCTTCTTTGCGCTTGTCTTTGCCATTGTTGAACTGGCGTAAAGCTTCGCTCTTGTGATAGTCGGAGCCGTGCTTACTGATGAAATTCAGCAGGTCACGGCGCACTTTGATTGGATGCCAGTATTCGCCCTCTGCATGCAAGTCCAACTCGTGCAGGCAAACAAAACTCATGTCATCTACGGTGCTGTGAACCAATGGGTCAAAGTAAGTGTGGTGTGACACTTTGGAGAAATCTTTTTTTGCGTCAGTCATGTTGCCCCCCTGATTAACGTGAAGTTACTTTGACGCTGAACACTGCGGTCACTTTGGTGTGACGTGCGATCTGCTCAGGTGTTGCGCCCAGCTCGGCGAAGAGGGCCTTGCTGTCAACCACAGAGCGGTTGGTCTCGATGTAGGTGGCTTTGAACAGCTCACCCTCAAAGGACTTGTCGCCTGTCAGGCTGGCGTCGTTCTTAATGCCGTCCTTGATGGCGTCGGCTTGCTTGGTCAGTGCTGCAATCTGTGCGAGCAATGCACCCAAGGTGTCAACGTCGTGGGCGGCTGGGGTAGTGATGGTAGTAGTCATGTCGCTGGTCTTTCTCTGTTACCTGACTGTGCGGATTTGCTGTGTCAGTGCATGTAGTGTAACACCAAATTAAACGAGTCAACAATTTTTTCAAATTATTTTGTAGGGACAAACCCTAATAGGGTCCGGACATCTTCCAGCAGGTCCAGCTCGCCGTAGCCGTAGTGCTTGGGGAAGCCCTTCGTGCCAAGGCCGTGGAGGCCCGTCTTGCCCCTGTGGTGCTCTGGGCATAGCGGTATGACGTCCATGTGCTTTGAGCGCCCCCAGCCCCCCGCCAAGGCCCTTGGATGATGCAGCTCGGCGGGGGTTCCCTCGTACCCCATGCGCCTGCACACGATGCAGCCCAGCTCGGCTACGCGGCTCATGTGCTTGCGCTCGGCGATGGTGGTCATTGCTTGCCCTTTGTAAAGCCTGCACGGTTCTTCAGCTCATGGCACGCCATGCACCGCCACATGACGCGGCCATCGCTGGTGCGACTTTGCTTCTCTGCTGGGCGCAGGCGGCACACTGAACACGTCCTCTTGATGGGTTCAGTCATTTGCTTCGTCGTCCTTTGGCCAAGCCCTGTCGCACGTTGGGCAGCGTCGCTCTCGCTCATCTTCAATCTGTCGCTTTCGCCAACCATTTGCCCGCGCCTGCTGGCGCTCAATACGCTCAAACTCTTCGTCCTCTTCTGTTTTTCTGAGCCTGTCAATTTCACCATGCAGCCTTGCGTTGGTGATCAACAAAGAATCCCTTGCGATCTTTAAACGCTCAAATTCGATTTCGTCGTCGTCGGTCATATTGTGGCCTTCCCTTCAGCTCGATTGCTGGCCTCTTGTGAGCGCCACACCTCGATGCGGGCCTGTGCCGCGATGAGCATCCAGCGCAGCTCTTCGCGAACCTCCACGGCCTGCTGCAAGGCCTTCAGGTGCTCTTTGTACTTGGGTGATGCGTAGGCCTCGCGCTCTTGCATGGCCGCAGTCTTGTGGCCCATCTCTTCGGCCTCGATCATTTGCTCGGCCTTGATAGTCTTGCGTAGCTCTTCCATGTAAGTCTTGTTGCCCTCGGCCATTGCATACGCCTTGGACTTTGCAATCATGAAATCGACTGCGGCTTGTGGGTCAATAAGTTTTTCAGTCATTTAATTCTCCAATCCAATGTTTGCGCTCTTCCATCATTTCATTTGCAAGCACATAGACGTATTCGGCAAAATCTTTTGGTCTGTCTATTCCTTCGGGAGCAAGGCCTGCTGCCACAAACATTGCAAAAAAATCAATCAATTCTGGCTCTTGCTTCATGTCGCACTCCCAAACAATGCTTCGCCTGCGGCCACCGGAAAGTGTCCACCCCACGCCACGATCTGCTGCACGTCCATGTGTTCGAGAAACCCATCCACCGGGCTGATGCGGTACTCGATCTGCCCCTCATAAGTCTTGACCTTGGCAATGCCCACGCAGCCCTTGGACCCGTTAAACCACTTCACCTTCAACGCTTCTTCGTTCATATTTCGCTCACTTTCACTTTTAACATTCCACCGATTGACTCGGCCCAATAAATTCGCAGGTCGACAATGTTGCTGTCGTCCTCCCAAACACCTGCGTGAGTGCAGCCGTCAAGGACCGCCTTCAGCAAATTGTCAAGGTCGCGCCGTCTGTTGTCTGGCCTAAACGCCTCGATGTTCACGCGCAACTTCCCAGCATAGTGCTTGGCCCCGCGCTGAATCAACACTTGGTCGGCCACGGCCTTGCGGTAGGACCTACCCTCTGCGCTGATGATCATGCGACCTTGGAACGTGCGCCAATATTTGTTCACGCTTGGCGGCCACGGCAACGTGAGGGTGATCGCATTTTCGTTTTTGCTGATCACGTCCTCGAGCTGCTTTTGCAATTCTTCTAAGGTCATTGGTTCTGCGCAGGTATGCGGTTGAACATGTGCTCGGCTGCATTGCGCAAGGCTGTGCAGACTGCGCCCTCGTCCTCCATGTCGGCCATGTCCAGCAGCATCTGGGCGCAGGCCCTCCGCTCAAGGAACATTGCCTGCTTTGTGGTCTGAATCGCTATGGCCATGATCTCGGCCTTGGCCTCGCTCAGTGCTTTGTCAAACTCGTTCTGCGTGAACAAAGTCTGACCCTGCGAAAAAATGTTTTTGTCAAAGTTCATTTCCATTCTCCTTCGTTACCTCGGTTACCTTTAATCCATTGATCCCGAACATCTTGTTCAAGTCGAGAGCCTGCATGTAAGTCATTCCAGCCCTTGTGACGACGGCCAGTGTGGTCAGTGTGACCGTTAAGCCAGCGGTGCGCTGCATCGCGATCCTGTATGCGTCGTTTGATGACCCATCGAACGAGACAACGGTGACGATGCTCGTCTGGTCCTTCTCCCTCGCCATTCAAAA